TGCCTCAATGCCTTGGTAACGCATCATGGTGCTTGTACCGCCTGCACCCGCAGTAATAGCGTTTTCGACCGTAACCGATTGTGTTGTTTTTGCGTTTTTTAAAACATTTGTTGCCCATGTGCCTTGGAACAAACTTTCAAGGAAAGCGTCATATGCACCGTACACGAACGTGCCTGACATATTTCCCGTTACATCTATTCCTGCGATGGCAGTTTCCACAGCCTCGCCTTTAGCTGCTAATGAACGATGCTCAACGATCGTTGGGGCTGCTGTCATGTTAATCGGCACATCGCTATTTGTGAAAGCTGGCGATGATGGTGTGGTTCCTACTGTAGCCTCAGCCACGAATGCTGATCTAAGCTGATTTGATGCTGTGCCAGTCATATTTGTGGCCTCCTATTTATATTCATACCGCACAAAAGGTGCGAGGAAAGTTGCGATGTGAAAGGGTATATCAGATAATTCCCCGGAGATATACGGGTGCTGTTGCTCCGGCGAAAATCTAATAAATTCATTAGTTGTTGCGATTGCACCCGCATTTGTCAGTCTTTTTTCAAAAAATATGCCATCAAGCGTTTCTGCATAACCGCGCCAAGTATTAGAGCCGACACCGCTTGCAGTAAATATTTGGATAGTAACAACTCCAACATATTCGATTCTATTAGCTGAAGCACCAATAGAGCCTTGGATGACCTGCCCGTTTTGAATGGTAAGAACTATGCTGTTAGCAGTTGGTTCAAATTCTTGGCTGTCCAGCCCGATTGGCGTTGCACTATTCCATTGGGTGGCAAGGTAAGTCTCAATCGCAAGGCGTTCAGTTGCATAGGTCATATTGTAATATTCCTATACCGAACATTCATTTCTGCAATCGTTACTGCAATCATACCATGCGGAGCTTGGGTTTTCGACCACCCATTTTCTAATCTGTTGGCGTACGGCAAGTTATTTTGAATAATAATTGATTGTTCAAATAATTTTATACTTTCCTTATATTTAAATCTTTCAATTACCTTTGCGCCTTTTTTAATTGTTTGATTGCCATTTTTGTCAGGCGTCTTTCGCGTGTATTTAGACGGACTGTGCCTCGAAACTATCCAATTTCCACGAAAGCGTCCCGTATCAACAGGCGATTTCTGCACAACGCCGCGCAAGGCAAACATTGCCATTAGCTCGATTGCGTTACCAATCTTTTCTTCTGAATCGAGTACTTCTTTGTTCAATTCTAATGCAAACTTTTTAGCGGTCATTTTTTCAATACCACCGCATATTGTAATGAAACCGAACCGACAACTTTTTGGGCCGTTTTGATTTCATAATCGATACTGTTGACTGTTAATTGAAAACTTTCTTTTACTTCGACAGAAAAGCCCTCCAACAAAACAAGCTGATCTTGTGGACCAATTATTGTATCGCCAAAAATGCCTTGAGAACTAACGCCTGAATCAGATGCTGGTTTTTCTGTATCAAATAAAGCTCTGCCAGTGACCGATGTTGATGTCACTGCATAAGTTCCGGTTGTGTAATTATAAGAGCCTTGCGAAACATAAGTGATGGTTGCGTCATCAATAACATCTGTAATGGCCGCATTGGCGGCGGTAAACGCTGCGCTAGAAATGGCCTCTACAGTCGTGCTCATCCTCTTATCACTTTAATTTGAGACCCGCTATAAACTGTATAAGGAGCAAGCAAGCCCTCTATTGCTACATATCGGGGTGTTTCTCTGAAATTCGTATATTCAATTTCTGATTCTACTGGGCCAGCTTTTGACTTTTCTCTGACCTTTGCGCCACCTTCTACCGTTGCAAATGGCGTTGCACCGCCTTGAATTAAAAAGGCTAGTTCTGCTTGGGCATCTTTAATATCTTGCGGAATAACGTCAGCATTTATTGGCCAATTTTTTATCAGGACATAACCCGTTAAACGAGGCCAAACCATTGCTTGGTACTGATATTGGCGTTCGCCAACAAAATCATAAGTGCGGTTAATATAATCTGCCGCCTCAATTAAACGGCCTTCGGTTTCTGCTGTCGATCCTGTGAGGGTCGCATTTCTGGACGCCCAATAAGCTGTGTATTCAGCAACTGTAATATAACTATTTGTTGTCGTGCCGCCGACAGTTACCACCAGAGCCATGATTTTCGCCTTTCCTCACCACTGTACTTTTGCAGACCAATCTGGCCGCTAAGATTGCGCTTCGGTTTGTTAAATCCATTTGCACCCAAATTTTTGATGCGCAGCTTTTCCGCCATTATTTTTTCTTTTTCTTAAGCTTTGCCGGTTTCTTCTTAACGACTAAGCCCTTTTTTTTCAGATATGTTCGAGGCATTTTTATCTCCAAGAAAAAAGGGGGGATATTATTCCCCCCAATTCAATTAACCCATTACAATCGCGATGGCGTCTGAGTTCCAAGCTTTATAGCCCCAAACACAACCGACTTGAATCATCGCTTTGTTGTAGCCTTTATATACTGAGATTTCAAAAACGAGACCAGAAGCTGGGTCTTGAACTATCATCACGTCAACAGCAGCATCGCCACCCGTTGGCTTGGCTGGCGCTCTCATCGCAAGCTCCAGACCTTTTTGGTGCATCATCACGTTTGCAGTGAATGAATTGCCAATAGTCATTGCGTTGTTATTAGGCGCAGCAATTAGCAAACCGGGGTCACCAATTACAATATCGCCTGACACTGCAACCAATCCAGTATTTACAACATATTTATTTGTTGTATCTGCCGCGAATGTGACGACATCCCCCGCTAGAATACCGGTTGTGTTGACTGTGATTGTGTCCAAGGTAAGCGTTGTTTGATCTACTGCTTCACCAGAACCATTATTAATCAAAGCACCAGTACCCGCGCCTTTCGTATGCGAAATAACTTGTGCGCTTTCCTTAATCATGCAGCCCTGTAAATCAAGCAATGTGCCTTGACGCAACAAAGTATCATTTCCAGCCTGATTAACAGAAGACAGTGATGCCAGATTGCGCAGCTTTGTCGAGGCCGCAGTGTTTACAACTAAAGACATTCGACCGTCTGTTGTTGGCATTCCGTTGTCAGCTAAGATTTGGCGACCTTCTGCAACCAAATCGAAATCCGATGCAAACGGAGTTGTTCCCGCTGTACCGATTGCTCGTGAAGCGTTTGTATAAGCCTCAGTTGCAAGATCACTTTCCATTTCGTTGACAAGTGTTCGCATTGCTTGCGCGATTTGATCACCATAAACGGTTTCATATCCAGCACCGCCGTTTAGAAAACGAACATCTTCGCCAGTATATGGAATTTGAACACCGCGTTGCTTAGTGATGGTCAGGGTTTTGTTATCGATCGTTTGATCCGTTCCCTCAGGAATGGTCATGGCTGGAGTAATATCTACTGCCGCCGCTTCACGGGTTGCGAATGAACGAACAGTTTGGCCAACAGCTGCTGCTTCGCTGCCATCAGCATTTATTGTTGATGCTGGAATAAAGCCGACTAATTCCCGGCCTACGATGTCAGCGGCTACATATATGTCTGCCGCTAGATCAGTAAGGACATTTGCCATTACATTACCTTTCTATATTGGGCCTAGCCATGTACGACCTTGCCGCCATCTTTAAAGAATGATGAGCGTTCACTTTGTGTCATTGTGTCAAAATGTGCTCGCGTCACCGATTTATTGCCCAGCTTACCGCTGGAAGACGCTGGTGGTTTTCCTCCACCTGACACGCCCGCATCTCTTGTGAAATGTTGGCCGGTGTCTGACGCTGCAAGTTCTTTTGCTAGGTCGCTAATTGTAGCGTAACCATCACTGCCCGAACCTGCGAGGGGCTTAGAGTTATCAGCCGACATTATACGTACATTTCCATGCTCGTCAAATCCCAATCGCTGTTGGGCCATTAATGACAAAGGTTCAATGCCACCTTTTAAAATGTTTTCCTGAAATAATGAGCTTTTCAATTCTGATAATGCTTTTTCTTGCACTATTTTTTGGCTTTTTGACCGTTCTTCATTTAGCTTGGCTTCCCATTTAGCATTTAATTGATCGACAACTTCTTGGTTGCTGTTTTCCAAGGGCTTTGCTGCCTCCTGTCGGACGCCTTCTAATTCGGTTTTCAAACGATCATTTGTTTTTCTTCTTCTTCCAGCTTCTTCATTAGCATCAACTAACTTTTGGTTAATTTGATTTATTTGCGTTTTTAATTGTGAGATTGTTTCGGCGCTGCTGTTTTCAACTGGGCTTTCAGTTGCTTCCATTACTTCATTTTCTTCGCTCATTTGTTATCCTTTAAAGGCCAGCCTTGGCCCACGCTGCGCTATCGCGCTGTTTCAATTGGTCCAGTGTTAGTTCGTTTCCTTTTCTATCAATGAAACGATCCATTTTAAGACCCGCTCTGAATAACTTGGCTTTCTTTCTGCCAAGCACTTCATTCTGGAATGTGTTTTTTTGTGTTCTCAGCCATCTGTCGTAATTTAATTCATCCGA